CTATAATCTCTGCAGTTGGGTTTATGTCGACCCGGGCTTTGATCTTCTGAATGGACAGGGAACCTTTAGTCGGGTCTTCCCAGTAATCTCTCAGAATTCTTCGGGGCACTAGGAGCCATATCCGATTTGGGCGTAGCCCACATCTCGGGTCGGCTCTTATGAGGGCCCAAAGAAGCCAGGTCGATTTTCCCGTGGCGGTAGGTGCTGTAACCACTGCACGAAAGTCCTTCGGTTGCTCACCGTGAATGTGTGCGGATGCGTTCCTTAGCCATTCATTTGCATCAGGGATCCAGGGGTTTTTTCCGATCCCGTCCACTCCTTTGAATTCTTTGATATTCGTTCCCTTGCGGATGAAGCGTGTGATCGTTTCAACGGCCATAGGGAACGTGTCAAAGAGGACGTGGAGGCATATGATATAGCCGAGGTACATCGGCAACATGTCGGTGACATAAGCGACAAACCGTTTAGAGTACATGTACGGGTCCCTAGGGATGAGCGAACTGATTTCAAGAGAGATTTCCCTGCACTGAGCCAATAGGCTATTCATGCCAATGTGTAAACCTTTGGCATCTCAATGAAATAGAACATCATGAGGGAATAGATGGGCCCTATGATAGGGATCGTCATTATAAATCGCTCAAGCGGGTAAGTGCATCCGTATAGCGCGGTTTGTATGATGGCCATGTTTTGATACACCCAATACGGGTGTGCGTCAGTCTCTCGTCGAAAATCCTCATCAGTATGATAGAGCTGCCAGTACAAACCACAGTCGACAACCATCCCGAAGGGTGATTGGCGGACGAGTTTGACGAGCTCCTCCAACGTTTCCACATTGTTCTTCAAATGAATGAATTTACATATATAGTGGTTGTAAGTGCTGAAGACGGGTTCGGGGTGTGTGGCCGAGATATTTGCCACCATTTTGTACCACTCTCGTGGGATTGATGAAATCCACGAGTGTAGCGAATCGAGGCCAAACCTTACGGATTCATCGATTGGGTATGCTCCTTTCGAAATTTTCCGTAGAAATTGCTCGTATTTGGTCTCCGGAAGGATGGGAGGCGCCATATGCGTCTTTATAACCTTGATGTATGTAGGGAATTTATGAGCCCGCATCCACTCGCGTAAAGCGATGATCCTCGGTGATGCTGGCCCATTGTTCTTCGTGTCCCTACGCACGTACGGAAGACCGTCTTCGTCAGTGTCCAACCTGTATTCAGGCACTTGCCCATATGACGCCATTATGCGGTTCATGTCTTCTATGTATTCTTGGGCAGTGCTGTTATAGATTTCAGGCAGGAAAGCCATCACCATTGCGTGTCCGATACCACGTGCCACGCCCTCATACAGGTAGGAACTTATGCGGGGGCTGGTGGTGCGGAACAATTTGGTGAGGCGGACATTGACGGCCTTTGCCCAGTCTGGGTCTGTGGGGGTTTTGCCTTCTTTGGTTAATTGGTGGATGGCTTCACCTCGGGCTCTCGCGACTTGAGATCCCATTTCGACACCTCCGTCATCGGGTGCCCATTTGCTTTGGTAGTAACGGTAGGCGGTTCGTCGGAGGATGATTGCTTTTGTGTCCTGGAAAATGACGTCTTTGGGGATCTCGGGTAGGTCACCGAGTGGTCCTACACTCCCGTCTTTTGCGACGAGTCTTTGCCAGGCGCGAAGAGCATGCCTGTCGGACTCGGTGGCGGGGCGTACCTTTTTGCCGAGGTATTCCAAATCATAGAAGTCGTCACTGTATTCGATCTCCAGGAAAATGCCATAATGGGCCATGGCACGAAAAAGCGCTCCTGCGTCGGGGGCTTTCATCACGTCGATGCCTTTC